AGCCATATCTCCTCTTTTCTGGCTGTTGGAAAATCGACATTAACACGATCTCGACAGCTTAGATACTTCTAATGCTGCCGAGTTTAAGATTGGCGCGCCCTGGTGGACTCGAACCACCGACCCACAGCTTAGAAGGCTGTTGCTCTATCCAACTGAGCTAAGGGCGCCCTAACTCTTGCCACTCGATGACGAAGTCAGCCTTCGTCTCGCGTTCAACTTCGATCCAGCGCCGAAGTTCATCTTCCGACACTTGATCCCAGTTGGCTTGCCACCCGTGGGCTTTAAGCCAACTGACCATCTCATTCCGCGTCATATTACGCGGCCACCGACTTGGCAATGAGACCCTTGCGAACCATCATGGAGCGGTTCCAAGCAGGGTAATACTTCTTGGAGTCGTCCATGTTGAACTGGACCTTGACGTCATCCCAGATCTCGGCATTGGTCTTGCCAGCAGAGATCAAAGATTGGATCGTGCCAGACACGGAAGCCTTGCGATCGGCCTTTGCGGCAGACTTGGCAGGCTTGGCAGGCTTGGCAGCATTCTTCGCAGCCGCGGCCTTGGCGGTGGCAACGATCGCGAGGACGCGCTTGATGCCGGTCGGACGATCGGTAAACTTCTTGATCGTGCCAATGCCAAGCTTTTGGGCAAGGACGTTATAGACAGAGGCCAGTTCGGCGCCGCTCATCAGCTCGATCTGGGCTTCGGTCAGATTTTCAATCTGTTGGTTGGTGAAGGTACGCATCTTTCAATCTCCTCAGCAGGGGTTGTTGATGAAATGATGATACCAAACTCCTAGGAGCATGTAAACAACTATTTTCAATTTTTTGAAAAAAATTTTAGGCCTTACCGCTTCCCCAGCACAATTGACAAGTCATCTTTAGTGAGGAGAACCCGTTGTGAACTCCGACCCACCCTTTTCCCCCACATTGGAAGCACTGCTTTTCACCAGACAATCTCAACGCATCTCTGAAAGCCGTTGCGATCTTTGAAAACTCTTCGGAAGTTCCACCCATATCTGGATGGTGGATCTTGGCAAGTGACAACCAAGCACTCCTGACTTCTTCCGAAGAGGCAGTTTCTGGGAGACCTAAAATTTCAAACGGGGATTTCTTCATCAGCTTCTTTTCTCTTTGAGAACCTTCGGCTGTTCGAGAAGAACTGCTGCCAATTTGTTGGCGTACCAAATCGCCTTGAGGTTATCCTCGACCGGATTGGCTTTCAACATCAGTCGCCACTGATACTTGATCACTTGACCACGAAGGAACCCAATGAACTGTTCACGGCCCAACGCTGCTCTGATTGCATCGATGCACTCAATGCCGTTGTCCGACGCCGTGTAGTGTGGCGGATGGTTCACCAGATCAGGAGGACTGGTGTCGACTTCACCAAGAATGTCGCCTGACAAATCTGCTCCGCCGAGGAATGCGTCACCAGGCAGCAAATTTTCCTCATTGGGAAACAGGTCGTGCTGGTCTTCAATTTGTCCCATCTGGTATGTCCTCCGCTTGTTGGCCGATGAATTCAAGTTCCTTGAAGCTGGGCATCTTAATCAACCAGCCTCTGGTTTCGAACTCCTTAAACAGAGCCTCTGCCGTGTCGCAAGCTTTCGTAGCCACGTAGCCAGGATAGAGAGCCACATCAGCCGTCGACATCATCGCACTTGCAAGGCTTTGCGCAAGGAACGCTCTTGGATCAAGATGCGTCCTCTGATGGAGGAAGGCGATAGTGGATCCCGGATTGCTCCGGGAGTCCACCAGCACGTCGACATGGTCGGTTCCTCCGATCCTTGTCGTGTTCATTCTTCGTCCTCGTCTTCATCCTCGTCTTCTTCAGGATCTTCGTCGTCCTCCTGAGAAGAAGAGAGTTCGAGAACGTTCGGGATCAAGTCGTTGTTGATCCAGTCGAGAAGGCCCGCCTTGTCCGTAGGAATATCGACCTCCTCAACAGAGGCCGCCTCCTTGGCCGCTTTCGAGCGCGGATTGATGCCCGCCGCTTCGAGAAGATCATCGCGCATGGCCTTTGCGTCTGACTGCGACCCGGCAAAAGATGTGTGGCCCTGGCAGATTACTTGATATGCCTTCATTGATCGTCACCTCCCAGAAGTCCGAGAAGATCACCGCCAAGACCTTGAAGGCGACCAACGGCGTCTTTGTTGCCGGCCTGTTTGGCATCACCCGCATGAGCCTTCGTCGTCTCACGCATTGACTTGATCAGGCCACGACGTGCGGCCTTATCAGACTTGTCCCGCGCCGCCAAAGCCTTCGCGACTTCAGATGCAACGAGCTCAGCAATCGCAGGATCACTGAGTAGCTTACTGGCTCTCGCCATTTGGATTATCTCCTTGAGATGGTTGAAAACGAACATAAATCTGAGGTTCGTCACTTCCTTGTCAGACTACCCCTCAGCAAGGCTATTCTAAAGCGGTCTCGCGCTGACTGTAAACAGTAAACTTGCGATGATCGCAGTTAACAAGGCGTCATATTTTTCAAAGAGAAAATTTCCACCTTGTTCGTGTCAAGAGCAAACGCTCTTATCAACCACTCTTCTTCGGCGTGCGATGAAATTCTCCCGAACCACATCCCTCTCGGCATGATCGTTCGAGTTGCAACAGTGCCTTCAGCATCAGTGTAAACGACTTTGATCGCAGGCTTCAGTTCGAAGAGAATTTGGTTCATGGGACGCCGTCATCCGTTTGGATCATTTCGATCCGCTGTCTGATATGACGCTTTGTCGCAATCACGGTCCCACGCAAAGCGACCGCAGGGTTTTCGAGGATGGCCTTCAGTGTCTTCTCTGGTGGGTCACCAGGCAATTCAGGCTCTTCGTCCACAGCTTTGATTGCCAAAGCCTTGCCATCCTTCAGCCCCGCTCTATAGGCTTCTGCCTCGGTCGTGGTCATTTCACGTTTGTTCACGATCAGATCCTTCACGAAGTCGCCGAGTTGTGTCAACCACCAGAACTTCGGCGTGTTCATAACCAAGCCCAAAGCTTCCAGATTTTTGAGAAGCTCGGGCGATGCTGCGCCGCCATCAACGATGATTTTCTTCTCTTCATCACTGAGTTCGGAAATAATCTGCTTCGGCCAACAGTATTGCCTGTCGGGCATCGGGTTGTCCATGCTAGCCATTTTTTCTCCCTCCAAAAAGGATGTAAACGATAGCCAAGAATATCAGCAATTCCCCAAGCATCAGAATTTCTTCCTTCTCTTTGGTTTTGTATCCTCGGCAAGATAGGTACGAACTTGGTCAAAAGTTGCCTTGACCCATTTCTCCCTATTCCTCAGAACGTAAAACCTATCTTGACCGTCTTCGGTTTTGATCGGCTTTCCGTCTAAGACTTGTGGCACACCGGCTCTACGCAACTCTCTGCCTAGACCGTTTGCGGTGGTCCTTGTTCTCTGCTCTGGGTCGTAGATCTTCAACAGTTGGCGATTTGTAAAGAGATCACCCTTCATGGGAATGTCGCCAATCCGAAGAACCGCGTCAGGATTTTGGATCAACATACGGACCCAGCTTCCAAGATCGGAACGCACGTCAGCTGTCATTCTGTCTTTAGCAGCTGTGCGCATGGCTGGTGCCGCTGGGTTGAAATCGCTTGTGTCTATGTTCAAAAGATAGTGGAAAATTGCCGCCGAACCCCCTGTGTCCAACCATATATCGTAGTCGACATAGAACTCTTCCGAGAGTGGGCCCACCATAACTTCATGGATGAAGAAACGTCGATCGTCGTCTTCAAGAAAGAACGCATCAGGCTGGTTCGATGTCCACAAATAGTTGATGCAATCAGGCACCACGTAGCTTGGAACATATTTCGGATTGAGTCTTAACTCGCGCTGAGTTATCAACTTCTTCAGCATGTCGGCATCAGCTCTTCTGTCTGATCCTGTGACGTCGTCACCCAACACAAACTGTTTGTTCTCAGCCCACTCGTTAAACCCTGCGTGAAGGTCTGTCTGCTTGATCTCTGTGAAGTTGCGCCCATAGATACGACCAAGCGAGTAGCCAATGAGAGACTTGCCCGTCCCGTGTTTGATGCCATGAATAGCTGCGGACGAGAACATCTTTGTTCCTGGAAATTGTAACGGGTAGGCACACCAATTTATGAACCATTTTTTTGCCTCCGGGTCTGCACCTGTGAACAAATGATCGATCAACCGTAAGAATGGGGCCACGTCTCCCTTCTTCGGTTCAACTCCCCAGCCTGGCCACGTATTATACATGGAAGTCATGACTGAACCTGTCGGGATTACTTGATCTCTTCCAGGAGCATAGGTCAGTTTTCCAACCTCTCTTCGCATCGGCCACTTCAACCATGCTTGCGCTGCTGACGCAGGCCTTAGCGAAATGTTGCCATTGTCCTTGACGACCTGTTCGACGTAATCGGCCGTCGAGAATGCGTGGTCTTTGAATTGCGATGGGGAAATCTTCTGACCTGTCTCATGCATAATGACGAGACCAGGATTATAGACGTAGGTCACTTGATCATTCAACCGCCAAAGACTCTGTGCCAGAGTCAGCGGGTACGACCCATCTCGCATCAGTGAACCTAGCTCGTCTGCAGGCCTCGCTATAAGAAAGTCGTCTAGTCCTGTTTTCGCATTCTCGACCACATCCGGCAAAGGCACAAGATTTGGAATTGCTCCTCGTTGCCGTAACTCTTCGGCTAATTCATTCAAGGCCGAACACACCATTGGATTGGACCTGAAGTCTGAGTCGTAGGCGATGTAGACGTACCGCTTGATCCAATTCACTCTTTCGAGTTCTTGTAGGAATGAAATTCCCAACTTGGCACTTTTGAAGTTGTAAACTCCACCAAGCCCTATTGTAGGGAACCCTTCCTTACAAGCCTTGGCAGCTTTGAATTCGCCTTCTGTAATGATGAGAGGTTGCCAAGTGTCGTTCAGTATTTCTTTCCAATTGATGTTTGGCAAATGGGGAAAATACGAGCAGACTCCTGAGTCGGGCTCTTGAACATACCTCGGGGGTTTTTTGTTGGCGAGGCTCGCAAAATCCGAAGGAGTTTTGAGATACCTCAGCCTATAAAATTGTGGCCACTTCGGCCAGCCGGTCAAAGGCTTCTGCGGATCAAATGGGTCGAAGTATGGAATTTTGAGACTCGGCACTGGTTTGAAATTCTTGTGAAGAGACTGCGTCTCTATCGGGTCTAAGAAGTGCATACCCAGATGCTGCGCATCCTCGGTAGTCAATCCTGACGATGCAAGCTTTGCCAAGCCAAGTTCCATGGTCTCGCCAGATTTGCGAGGCATCTTGGGTTGCGTTGATTTTGAAGAACTTTTCCCCATTACATTTTCCTGTCAGACAATAGTTGAGCTGCCTCAGCAACAGCCTTCCAATTCAGAACCTCAGCTTTCTGAACGGGGTGGCCGCCCGAACCGCCACCTTGCTGAGGAGTGTCTGACAGAGTGCGTAAGGCAGGAGAATACCCATCACACATCCGATCACGCGGTAAGGGCGACCGAGCCAGACTGTATCGCGGTTTTTGCCGAACTGTAAACAACTTTTTATTCCTCGCTGCCAGCGCCTTTTGGGAGCGGTGTTCTGTATTTCTTCTTTGGTTTTTCGGCGTGGTTGACAGCAAGAGTCTCCTTTGAAGTAGGAAATTCGCTTATCAATTCGTCGACTTTGCTCGACCTAAAAATCGTACAGACGTCGCCCCTGACAGTTCTTGTGATTGATGATTTGTCCAGAGACCTGGAAAAATAGACAATCAGAGTCGGTTTGCCGAGACCTGTCAGCTTTGCCAGATCCTCCCAACCGTGGACTTCTCCGACTATTCCGGTCGTGTGATTGGCAACTTTGAAGACTTCCTTGTTGCGTTCATACTTGGGTTTTTCGGTTTCGTATCCGATTTGTG